TACACTAAGACTGCTACTACAAATGCTCTTGCGGTAAGTCAAATCGCTGCTAATGCAGGTTTCTACTTAGTAGATACATCTGTTAATATTCCTGGGCCATCATTATCACTTACTGGTATTACTGCCGGTAACCCTCCTGTAGTTAATACTGCCAATACCGCATCATTAAGCAATGGTGATATTGTACGTATTTTCCATACTGTTGGGGCACTTCAATTAGGTGGCTTAGATTTCACAATTGGTGCTATAAACGCTGGAGTTAGTTTTACTCTTGCATTCATGGCCGCAATCGCGAGTGCCAACCCTGGTGCCGGTACTTTCAGACGTATTCCTTATAACCCTTACTTTTATCCAAGCAGCCGTTACATAACCAAGATTTCACAAGCTACCAAAGCTATTGTTACCTTGTCTGTGTCTCATGAATATACTGTAGGTCAAGTAGTAAGACTTATAATACCTACTGTTACTGCTGCAGCTTATGGTATGACTGAATTAAATGGCGTTCAAGCTACGATCGTTGCAATTAATGCAGCTGACGCTGATGGTGTGACAAACACCATTACTATTGATGTAGATACTACTGGATTTTCAGCATTTGCATTCCCTCTTACAACCGATCCTGGATTTACTCCAGCTCAAGTTGTGCCTATGGGTGAAAATACTGCTGAAGCACTTCTACTTGGTGCTAATATTCTTGGTGATTCTACTGAAAATAGAGCATTAATGGGACTGGAACTTGTGGCGGGTGTAAACTCTCCTGGTGGTTCTAACGGAGATGTTATTTACTGGATTGGCGGTAAATCATTTAGCGTTGACAACGAATAGATAAGCAATTGGAAAGAGTATCTTCGGGTACTCTTTCCATCGTGCAGTTAATAAGAAAAGGAAAATTATGCAAAAACCAGAAATTAAATCAGCTACAGCCGCTCAAGGCCAAGCAAAAAAAGTAACTCGTGAAGAGTTATCAAAACAAATTAAAAGAATGCGTGATCGTGATGCTGAGATGGTAACAGGAATATTTAAGAACTTGGAGAATCCTGCAACTAATGGTGGCAGAGGCTCTTTAGTTTTTAGCTATAAATACTATCCTGGTGATGATAATACCGTGTATGAGTTATGGGATGGTGAACGTTATACTTTGCCGCGTGGCGTTGCTCGCCACTTAAACAACAATTGCTTCTATAGAGAATATCAACATCTTCAAGGTGAGTTTGGACAACAGGGCATTAGACAAGGCCATAACGCAGATGGAAGACTCCAAACAAATTCATTTCAGATGGCTAAAAAGGTACATCGTTATGCATTTCATTCATTAGAGTATATGGATGATGATTCAGATATGTATCCATCTAATTTAGTAGAAGTAACACTTTCTCCATAGGATTGATTTATGCCTATACCACCAAATACACCTAATTATTATGCCGTACAGTTTCCAATGTTTCAGCCTGCAATGAGAAATATTCTTTCCATTACACAAGCTGAAAATGCATTAGTAACAACTACATTTGATGGTATTAATCCCGGTGATCATCAATATTTAACGGGATTAATTGTGCGTCTTTATATACCTTATGGGTTTGGAATGGTACAGGCAAATGAGTTGGAAGGTCCTATAACGGTAATTAACGAAACGCAGTTTACGATTCCGATTGATACAACTAACTTTGATGCTTTTGTTGTTCCTTCAGGTACGCCTGGTTTCTTTGCAACACCAGCACAAGTTGTACCTGTTGGTGAAGTAAATGATATACTAACAGAGTCTACAAGAAACGTTTTACCTTACCCGTTAAACTTATTAGATTAATATAAATAACGAGGAGTTTAGTAATGATAGTACCTGATTCTACGTATTCTACCTTACAAAATATACGTACTAAAGTGCGTAGATTAACACGAACTCCGTCTGAGTCTCAGATTACTACTGATCAGTTAGATCAGTATATTAATACATTTATTTTGTATGATTTCCCTGAGCATTTACGGTTGTTCTCTTTGAGAACTTTGCTTACGTTTTATACGCAACCAGGTGTAGATGTGTACGAAACTAATACTACCGTTCAAACTGATCCTCTCTATAACTTTAAAAATAAATATGTAGCAATACATCAACCATTGTTTATAGCGGGTATTCAGAGTTTCTATACGCAATGGCGAGATGTATTTTATGGCATGTGGCCGCAAACTAATACTATTGCTGATACACTTTTGAGGGGTAATAATTCATCGGGGCCTTTTACGGGATTTGTACCCACTTTTGGGCCACCATTTCAACAAATTCAAGCTCCACGCGTTCCTTATCCTTTTATTCTTCAAAAGAGTGTTAACTTTAATTGTTTAGATATTAATGGCACGTCAATGATTATGATAGACATTCCCATTAGTAACACTATAGGAAATCTTACCCAAGCAAATGTACCATTAGTCGCCCCATTCGATACAATACAGAATCCTAATAATTATATTAACTATCAGACGGGTCAGTATGTAATAACATTTCCTACTACTACGCAGGTTGATGCAGCTATTTGGTTTGAAGGGATTCTTTATCAACCAGGAAAACCTATAGGCATATTATACTATGATGATAAATTCACCATCAGACCTGTACCGGATAAAACATATAGTGTTCAGATAGAGGTAGATGTTCGTCCTACTGCATTAATGACTGATACTGATATTCCACAATTATCGCAATGGTGGCAATATATCGCTTATGGTGCTGCAAAGAAAATATTTGAAGATCGCGCTGACTTAGATTCTGTTCAACAAATTATGCCTGAGTTTAAACAACAAGAACGATTGGTTCTTCGAACAACACTTACTCAGCAGGCTAATGAAAGAACAATCACCATCTATACACAAGGTAAAAATTATGGAATTGGTAGTGGTTTTTTTGGTGGAGGCGGTTGGCCTTATTAAGGAGATGATATGGCATTAAATAACGTCCCATTAACCGGACAGACATTAAACGCAACTCGAGTACCAATAAATCAGAACTTTTCTGTTATTGATACAGCTTTTCAAGTTGATCATATTGATTATAACATTGCAGGTCAAGGCCAGCATAATAAAGTTTCCTTCCCTGTTCAAAATCCAATACCAGCTCCCCAAGCAGGTATTGTTCAACTTTATTCTGTTTTATCTGCTATAACCAATGAACCTGAATTAGTATTTACACATCAAGCTGGATCAACAGCTCCAAATGCTGCTAAGATAGTAGAATTTACTTCAGCAGGATGGGCTAATCCAGGATGGACACGATTGCCATCAGGGATACTGCTTAAGTGGCATGCAGGTGTTAGTTTTGCAAGTGTTTCAACTGTCGCTATAGACCTTAATGTAGATGTAGCAGGATCTCCAAACTTTACTAATGTTTTTGCTGTTTTCAATTCTACAACAATTCCTGGCGCTAATTACAATAATATCATTGGTATAAAAACTATTGTTGGTACTGTTGTTACTTTTGCTCAATTTGGCCTTGTTAATCCACCGGCTGGTTCAACAATTGCTTACTTAGCGATAGGAATGTAATATGGCAGATCGTTTTTTTATCGCTCCTTATAATGAAAATAGTGGTCTTAAAACTGATGTTAAACCCTGGCTAATACCAGATGAGGCATTTTCTGAGATTAATAATGCCTATGTTTTTAGAGGACGCGTAAGAAAACGTTTCGGCTCACGATGGCTTGGTAATGATTCATTAGTATCGCGTTTGAGAATTGATATAGGAGTTATAACTGCTGGTACATTGTCGGGTAATGTGAGAACAATTATCGCAGATATTGGTATGCCAACAAGCATAGGTCAATCATTTAGTATTGGCGATGTTGTCTTTACTGTTTATAATCCCGCTGGTGGTGACCAACAAATGTTACGGAGTGATAATTCTATTGCGCCAGCAACATATAATCTTACAACATCGGCTTTTAATATTACTGGCGTTGCTTTGCCAGATAATACTGATGTTTTCTTCTATCCAAGTCTTCCTGTTATGGGATTATTAACATATGAACAAAACTCTATTAATGATGAGTTCGTTATTGCCTTTGATACACGATATGCCTACCAATATATTGGAGGATGGACAAGACTTAATAATTTACCGGCAGCTTCAATATGGACAGGTGATAATTCAGAGTTTTTCTGGGCAACTACTTGGAGTGGTTCGAATGCTTCTGATAAAGTTTTCTTTGTCACCAACTTCAATATCCCTGATGGAATTCGTTATTTTTTTGCAAATACATGGAATTTTTTTAATTATTATTTTAGTGCTGGTATTGATAGCCCAATAGATACAACAGATGGTATTGGTGGTGCAGCCGGTATAGTTCCTGGTGCTTCTGGAGCTATTGGACAAACGTTTGTTATTGGTAATACATTATTCGCTGTTGTCGTTGCTAATGGAGCTCTTGCTGTTACGAGCTTAACGACAGCGGCTGCAGTAGGGACTGGTACTTTTGATATAGCGACAGGCGCTTATACTTTTGTTGGAGCACAGATAAATTCTCCTGTTTATTATTCTAACGGCAATCTCATCAATACAGCACGTATTATTGTTCCATTTAAAAATAGATTGCTTTTATTTAATACAGTAGAAGCAGGCATTTCTTATCCTAATAGATGTCGATACTCTCAAATTGGATCTCCACTCTCTCCATCCGCATGGTTTCAAGATTATCCCGGTAAAGGTAATTTCATTGACGCATCGACAACTGAAGCAATTATTACCGTAGAATTTGTTAAAGATCGTCTTATAGTATTTTTTGAACGATCAACATGGGAATTAGTATATACAGGTAACCAAGTACAGCCGTTCGTGTTCCAAAAGATTAATACTGAGCTTGGTGCAGAGTCTACATTCTCTATTGTGCCGTTTGATAAGATATGTATTGGTGTAGGAAATGTTGGTATTCATGCGTGTAATGGTTCAAACGTAGAACGTATAGATGATAAAATACCTGACACTGTGTTTGATATACATAATGCTGATCAAGGTGTATTTAGAGTATATGGAATTAGAGATTATTACGTTGAAATGGTCTATTGGACTTTTCCTGATACTAACGCAAATACTACTTTTCCTTATCCTCGTAGAGTTCTCGTGTTTAACTATAAAACAGGTACATGGTCATTCAATGATGATTCAATTACTTGCTTTGGATATTTCCAACCAGTTGGTGGAATTACATGGGATTCAGATACAGTAACATGGGATGATACAGTAACGTGGGATAGTGGGGCTATTCAAGCTAAATTTAGACAAGTTATCGCCGGCAACCAAGAAGGCTATACATTTATCTGTGATGCTGATGAACCTACTAATGCTTCTGTATTACAGATTACCAATATTACTTTAGTCGGTAGCGCAACAACACTAACAGTGACTCAGCATAACCTTGATAATGAAGATTATATTTATATACAAAACGCTGTATGGTCTGATGCATCTGATAGTTTAAACAATAAAATATTCCAAGTGATTGACCGTATAGATGCCGATACGGTTACAATATTTGTAGATCCTATAGATGCATTCACAGGAATATATAGTGGTGGTGGTCTAATATCCCGTGTTAGTCAGATATCTATCAGAACTAAAGAATACAACTTCTATGCCCAACAAGGTAGAAATGCTTATATTTCTAAAGTAGATTTTATGGTTGATAGTACACCTGCAGGACAAATCCAAGTAGATTTCTATGTCTCTACTGCACTTACATCGTTACAAGAAGATAGTGTAGAAGATCGTGAATCGCTGGGAACTGGAACTTTAGATACGTTTCCTTATATAGTATCACCAGATGCGAATCCACCTACTTATCCATATACAACTGTAAAATCACCAATTCCTTATGAAAAAACAGCAGTTCGTTTATGGCATCCTGTATATTTTGACGCTGATGGTGAAGTAATCCAACTGCAATTGATATTAAACGACGCTCAAATGAAAAGTATAGAAATTAGAGAATCTGGATTTGCGCTTCATGCAATGTGCATAAGTGCCCAACCTACAAGTTATCGTTTCCAATAAGGATATATATGAATAAAACAACACAAGAAGTAATGGATTCAGTTAACGTTTTGATAAAATTTTATAACAATATGCCTCAGTTATTAGATCATTTTCCTGAGGATAAAGAAGATATTGAATTGCTCGAATCATACGTTAACTATGAAATTAAAAAAACATTAAAAGATATTATTCATATTGAGAGATTATAATGGCATATAATATTGATCAACAAATAAATACAGGTTCATATGTTCCAACTACGAGCGTATGGGATGTATCTCAATTATATGAAGTAGATGTTACAAGCCCAGAATTTAAAGAGCTGTTAGTTCGTCTGTATCAAAATATTAATAACATAGCGATTGTATTGAATACAAAAGTTACTGGCTATTATATTAATGAACAGTTTGTAAGTGGTAAGGTGTTCTTTAATCCCGCTTCAAATGATCCGCTTCAATTGCGCCCTGGATTTATAAAGACAATTAATACTGGTGCTTTGGCTGCCGGAGCTACGGCAATTAATCATGATATTGCTGTAACAAATACTTTCCATTGGATGTTTATTTCTGGAGCTGCAACTGATACAGTCACCGTAGTGGGATATCCAATTCCATTTGCTGGTGCCGCAGGAAATAATATCGAGGTAAGTGTTACTGCAACTCAAGTGCTTATAAATAATAACTCAGGGGTTACTTTTACTGATTCACAAGTAACCCTTGAGTATTGTAAATTTTAATTATTAATGATTTAAATAGTGTCGAGTTGTGGTTAGTGCGCTTGATATAAACCTACTAAAACGAGGGAAACAATCTGAGTCATCGGTGCGTTCTACTCGTTTTTTGATATTTTTTTTTATGTCATTAATTGTCATGTTAGTCATTTTATTATAGAATTCTTTTTTATCCATCTCGATCAGTTTGTCGTAGTCTTTTGCATGGTACTTTTTGAATTCTTTTTGAATGCGTTCCATGGTATAAAGGTTTAAATTAAGTAGTAGGGCGACAGCAAATAATTTTTTCATTGCATCCTCCTAATTTAATTACTACCGTTAGTCTTTAGTAATATACTAAACTATGTAATCGTATAAATACAATGATTATGAAATTATAGGAGAGAGTATGGCATTTAATTGGAAAGATATTATACAGCAGCAATTGGCTGGTCTGCCGATGGCTAATATGTCGACCGGTGGAGGAATGCAGGCATTATCTGCAATGCAACCTAACCAACAATTGAGAACTGGAAATAATCCCAACCCTAAATTCCCCAACGCTAGGGATAAATGGGAAGGTTTTAAACAATGGTTTGGCGGAACACCAGAAAGTGTTGAACAATATTCAACAGCAAACCCACAACAACAAAGCGTAATGCAATTGCTTCAAATGTTAGGTTTACATGGATTACAAGATCCTACTGCTGGTTTTGAACCTATTGAACAACAAGCAAGAAACCAATTTAGCCAACAAACTGTTCCATCGCTTGCTGAACGTTTTACATCTATGGGTGCTGGTAATGCTCTAAGTTCTGGTACGTTTGCTTCTCAATTAGGTGGAGCTGGTGCAGGGTTAGAAGGTGATTTGGCTTCTCAAAAAGCTCAGTATGGTCAGCAAAATATGCAACAAATATTACAAATGCTGCAATTAGGGTTAGGCGGTAAGAATGAAAATATACATCGACCTAGACAGGAAGGCTTTGGAGAAAAAGCTGCTATGGTGGCTCTTCAAGCTGCTATAAAAGCATTAACAGCAGGAGCATTATAATGCAATCAATATCACGCGGTGAAAGTTTTGGTGCAAGATTAGGTTCTGGCTTAGGTGAATTGGCAGGATATAAAATAGGCCAATTAATAAAGAAACACCAACAGGAAAATGAACGTTCTGAATTTACTAGAACATGGGAACCTATATTAGGACAAAATTCAGCTAAATTTTTAAGTAACCTTGCTCCTGAAGAACGTAGAAATGCAATGCAGGATATTGGCTCTCTACTTCAGTTAAATGAAGCACCTAGTTCAGCAGAGCAAGCAAGTGGCATGCAATCTTTAGGTATGGCACCTCAACAACAAATGCCTGACCAACAGCAGAACTTTCTCCAAGATATTCAGAATAGATTTACAAACCAAACAGTTGGTCAAAGACCTCAAGAACAACAAGATAGTCTTTTGTCAGGATTAACTGGAGGACAACAACAGCCTCAGCAACAAGGAATGCAGCAACCTCAAGAACAAGCTCAACAACAGCAACAATTGACTCCTGAAAGAGCTAAGTTAATCGAGAATTTATTTAAGACGCCACAACAAAAAGCTGCTGCACAGAAACTAGAAATTGAACAGAAGAAAGAAGCTCGCGCTGCCCATATTGCTGAACTTAAAGAAAAACAATTTAATATTGTGGCAACTAAAGCATATGTTGAAGATTTAAAAAATAAAGAGAAAGTTGCTAAAGAGAATGGCCTAAGGCTTAAGAGAATGGAAACTCTTATAGATAAAGGCAATCTTCCTAATGCTGCTATATGGTCAGCATTATCAAAACTTGAACATGCTCCTTTTATCAGTGGACTTACTGCTCCTTTTGCAGAAATTTTAAAGGGCGGTGTAAAATGGTATTCAGGAAATCCTGCTGATATTGAAGAATTTGAGAAACTTTCTAATGAGTTTGTAAAAGGTGCTAAACAGTACTTTGGGGCTAAAATTACTGAGAGAGAAGTTGCAATGTATATGCAAACGGTTCCTACGCTTATGGCAACAGATGCAGGTAAAAAAAAGATTATAGAAAATATACGTTCGCTTAATGAATTAACAGAAATTGAATCTAAAGCTGCACGATCTATTATTAGAAAGAATGGTGGAATACCACCATTAGATATAGAACAACAAGTAAAAGATAAAATTTCAAAAAAGATTGATAAAGCAGCTGAAAATATTTTCGGATAAATAACATAAAGATATTAAAAAGAGGATAGTTATAGTTAGAAATATGCTTATTAATGCCACGGCAATATGCATCTTTATAAAGATTTCTATCCCTTTTAATATTCCTCTGTAGCAAAAGTTAATCGCTGTTATCATATTATTCCTTTGGTTTATTAAATTCTCTCATAGATTTCATAACAATTGTCATATAATCTTCAGCATCTTCTCTAGTAAAATCCTCTAAACATTTCATATCATCACATGCTTTCCCTATACCATGAATATCATTACAGTGTTTTTTAAATCTATTCAATTCACTCAGTGCAAACCATGAAGAATCAGCTGCTTTTTCAATATGTTCTTGCCATTCATAATAACTAGGGATTTTTTTTCTAAGTAAGTCATCAACGATCTTTTCTTTTTCTGATTTTTCTAAAGGAGGATTATTTTTTTCTTCTCTTCTTTTTCTTCTAAACGCATATATTTCTTTTCTCTCTTGATCATCCAATAAAAAATCTTCCATTTCATTCCTTTGGTTTTTCATCATATTTAGTTTCTTTTGCAATTCGATCATTTATAGCTCTAGCAATCCATAAACTTACACTTATATTTCTTATGGCTGCTAATACTTTAACTTCTGTGTGCATCTCTTTACTTACATCAAAAGCCATTTGATAGCGTTTCTTTTTATCAATCATATTGTCTCCTTATGTTATCATGTTAACATATTAGGCTAAACAAATCAAACTATTTGTTTCTTTGAGTAAAATATAATTTACTGAGATAAAGTTTTTATACAATTTTAAGGAGAAATCAATGAGTACCAAGGTTAATAGGCGATTTTCGCTTTACGGTTATCCCGGAACCAATGCATCATTACAACAAGAACCAATTGTAAGTAATAGAGATCCTTTGACTTCTGATAGGGCAGAAATCGGGACAACATGGGTAAATACTGTTAGTCAATCATTCTTTGTTTTAACATCGGCAATTGGTAATACTAATGTTTGGACGGCAGCAGTCGCTGGGGCAGTTGCGGCAACTTCCATGACTATTAATCCAGGAAATTTAACAGTAACAGCTGGCGATGTGCTAATTACAGCTGGCGATCTTACTATGGCACCAGGTAGTACTGCTACATTAGGCAGTCTTGCTGCAGGAGCAACAACTTTAGGATCAACGCTTGATGTTACTGGCAATACAACTATTGGTGGAACATTAGGTGTTACAGGAGCTGTAGTTCTAGCTTCTGATTTGACTGTTAACGGAGCGACAATAATCAATGGTGATTTTGACATTACTTCTGCTGATGCATTAAGTTTTACGACAAGTTCAAACACTAATCCAGCTATTAGTTTTATTACTAATGGTGGTACTGCTGAAACTATAGTAGTAACAGCTACTCAAGGCACTGGTGTTGGAGCTATAGATTTACTTTCAACTGTTGGTGGTGTTACTATTGGTGGTGGATTAGCGAGTATTCATGCAATAAATTTGAACGCATTAAACGCTGCGGGTGGTATGTCATTTACTGCAGGAACTGGTGGATATACAATTGGAGCAGTTAATGGTGTATTCTCTGTTGCTACCGGAACAGGTGCAATAAGTCTTTCAGCGGATGCATCGGCTACAACATTAAACATCGGTACCGGAGCTGCATCTGTAAAAACAATAAATATTGGTGGAACAGGTGCCAATGTAATCGCTATTGGTAATACTCAAACAGCAGGATCAGTTGCTATTGGTACAGCTATGACAACTGGTACTGTTTCTATTGGTGGTACAGGATTACAAACAGGTACTGTATCAATTGCTCCAGGAACTGGTGCTCAAACAGTTGCAATTGCTACCGGTGGAACTGGTGTTAAAACGGTTAATATCGGTACTGGCGCAGTAGCTAATGTGATTACTATTGGTTCTGCTACAGGCGCAGCTTCATTAAGTTTACTTTCAGGAACAGGTGACCTTACTGCAGTATCTACAGATGCATTATTGTTAGATTCAGCTGGAGTATTGGAACTCAATTCATCTGCTGGTGTAATTAGCATTGGTAACGATGCAATCGCCCAGGCAATTAATATTGGTACTGGTGCAGCTGCTAGAACAATTACTATAGGTAATGTTTCAGGTGCAACTTCAGTAGTGTTAAATGTTGGTACTGGTGCGTTAAACTTGGGAACAAGTGCAACTGCTCATGCTACAAATGTTGGTTCTACAACAGGTGGTGCTACACTTGTACTTAATACGCCTTCTGGTACAAATGTATCAGCTGCTAATGGTGTAAGCGTATCAACTGCTGGTCGTGGATTTGTTTTACCTGGTGGATTATCAGTTGTTTCTGGCGTTGGTGATCCTAATGGAGCAATAACACTACCTATTGGATCATTATATTTGAGAATTGATCCGGCTGGAGCAACTTCACGTGCTTATATTAATACTGATGCTGGTACAACTTGGACAAATATTACTTGTGCCGCGTAAAGTAGATTTTATATCATCATAATATATCATTAATTAGGCTTCATTACTTACTTCTGAGCATAGCTTTCTGGTCTTATAAAGACTGGCAAGCTATGCTTGGATTAAACAATTTTAAGGAGAATTCATGGAAGTTAAACAATATATAACGTTAGAAGTAGAAAAAGGCGATTTCACTTTTGTATTCCAAATGCCAAGTGGTGCAAGCTGGGGAAATGCGATAGATGCTTCATTTGATGTTTTACAAAAATTGAATGAGATGTCTCAGCAATCAACTCAAGCTTTAAAGCCAGTAGAACCAGTGGTAGTAGAAGAAGGGGATTAGTATGGCACAAAATTCAGTAAAAGCATTTTTACTCAGTAGTGTTTTATCTTCCGCAGTAACGGGACTTTACACTGCTTTGAATGGTACGGGCTTTCCACAAGCCCCTTTTTTTATTCGTATTATCAATGCGAGCAGTAATGCAATAACTATAAGTTATAATGGCATTGATGATAATGAATTTATACCTGCTAATAGTGTTTTTGAATTGCCTTCACAAACAAATTCTCAACCAAATGCACAGGTAGCTTTATTCCCCAAATATACAATAGTTTATATCAAAGGTACTGCTGGAACTGGTAATGTTTACCTATCTGGTTACTACGTATAAGGAGATGGTATGGCAAGTTTAGTTAGTTCAGTACGCGTTAGATATGAACCTTTACGTAGTTCTGGTTTTGCGAGTATAACGGGGAGTTATACGTCAGTTGGATTACCTTTTAGTAATCCAGTGAGAATACTCAAAGTTACCAATCTTACTGATGTTGATATTTTTGTATCGCTTAATGGTGTTGATAATCACGATATAGTAGCTGCTAAGGGATTCTTTTTATATGACTATTCGTCTAATAAATCAAGTTCAGCAGGACTTTTAGAACAACCACAAGGCGATCGAATCTACGTTAAAGCAGAAAGCTTCTTG